ATTGCACAAATATGTTTAAATATTACAGCAATATCAGATTTAGCATTAGACCTATCTACAAACTATATAGCAATAACAGATATAGATAGTTATATAGCAGCTTATTTAATTACTATTGGAGACACACTACAAAGCTCTAAGATGCTTCCTTATACAGCATTTGAGTATTATGGTCCACTTACAAATTTTGATGCATCTGGAGCAGGCACAGGTGACTGGGTGGATATATATCTATGTAATGGAAACAATGGAACACCTGATAAAAGAGGAAGAGTTGGTGTAGGAGCAATTGTAGGTATGGGTGGAGGAGCTTTAGATGCAGCAGTTGATCCAGCAACTTCCACCAATCCCAATTATGCTGTTAGTGATAAATCAGGAGCTAATGTCATTACATTAACTACAGCACAAATACCAAGTCATGATCATACAGCCTCTGCAAGTAATGATGGTGATCATAATCATAAACTTTGTACTACTAGTGTTTCAGGAAATAATCCTATTGGTGTCAATGATTATCTTGATCAATATCAAAATTCTGGAGGAAATTTAGAATATGCTTTAAAAGGAACTAGTAATGTGGCTAATAGAGGAATTACAAGTACAACTGGTGATCATACTCATACAATTACAATAGATCCTACAGGTGGTGGTGATTCTCATGGAAACATTCAACCAGTGTTAGCTTGTTATTATATCATATATTTACCATAAAACCTAATGACGGTATTAATCACATTAACTATTGCAGGAACTGATACAGGACCATTTAATCTATATTCTAATTTAGATGGATATGTGACACCTTTTGAAACAGGTGTGGCTAAAGCGTCTTTAACATCAGGATATTCATCAATATTAGTTCCTGACTACACTGTTGTAATAAGAGTTGTAAGTGATGGTGATTGTCCTAATTATCTAGATATTCTTTTACAAGACACCATCACTACAACTACCAGCACATCATCTACAAGCACTACATCAACCAGCACCACCACTATCACCACAACTACAGATGGATATAATTATTATCTTGCCACTATATATGTTTGTGGAAGTTGTGCTCCACTTACTTATGATAGAATAAGATCATTAACATCTTTAACATTAGGTGTATATTATAATCCAGGAGATGGATACATATATAGAACGTCTGGTTTAAATGTAATGGGAGCATATGTAGCTGAATTTGGAGCTGTTTATAATGCAGCAACTTGTGTACTTGCTTCAGGAATTGGATGTTAAAACCAAAAAATTATGACAGGAACAATTATAGTAACAACAATAGGACTTGACACTGGTCCATTTAATATTTATTCAAATTTAGATGGATACTTAACAGCATTTGATGTAAATATATCAAGAGCTCAATTATTGGCTGGATATACAACAAGCAATATCCCAGATGGTACAACAAAAATAAAGGTACAATCATATCAAGAACCTTGTTATCTATATATTGAAATAGACCTAGATGTTTTATTGTGTTATAAATTAGGTATGACTATTTCTCCTAATTATTATTATTTTACAGATATAATAGTTGATGGAAATCAAACCTATGTATATGGAACTTTCAATCAATATTTAAATGGAACAGATTGGTATCCAGAAGTTAGACTGATTAGATTGAATGAAGATAGAACATTAGATGAATCCTTTGATATGTCTACGGGAGGACCTAATCAAGTGTTATATACAGGATCTTCAATATTTAAGCAATCTGATGGAAAACTTATATTAACAGGAACATTCACTACATATAAAGGAACTGCTGCAAATAGAATAATACGAATAAACAATGATGGAAGTATAGATGGAACATTTATATATGGAACAGGATTTAATAATCTTACACAAAGTCCTGGAATTGATTCTTTAGATAGAATAATAGTCCCTGGAAAATTTAATAATTACAATGGAAATACCACTTATAGAATAGCAAGACTTAGTTCTACAGGAACATTTGATGCCACTTTTGTAACAGGTAGTGGATTTAATAATACAACTGTTGATGTTCTTGTAAATGCAGATGATGGGATGTACGTAACAGGATATTTTAATACATACAATGGAACTGGTGGACTTAATGGCATTGTTAAATTAACATCAACGGGAGCCATAGATGGTACATTTAGTTCAGGAACAGGATTTTTTCCATATCTTCCAGAACAGCCAAACTATATGGCAAGAATACCTGGAGAAACTTCATTTATTGTAGCTGGAGCTTTTACATCATATAATGGAAATCCATATGGACATATTATTAAATTGACATCAACTGGTGCTGTTGATGCTACATTTGCAGCAAATTCTGGTACAGGATTCGATGGTAATACATATGCTCTTGGGGTAAATATAATTTGGGGAGATAAGATATTAGTGTATGGTGATTTTTTTACAAATTATAATGGAACTCCTGCATTCAGTGCTGCAGTGCTAAATCCAGATGGTACATTATATTATGCACCTACAGTTTATTATTATTATCCTTTCCCTATTGGAAATATATTTTATGGTGCTGGTTATGATGAATGCTTAGTACCCATCCACACCTTTAATCCTAGCATAACAACATCAACAAGTACAAGTAGTACATCTACTACATCAACAACAACAGCTATTCCACTTACAACAACATCTACAACAACATTAGCACTAACAGAATATTGTTATGAAGGTAATTATGAATGTGGAGACCCTTTACATGAAATTCCTGGACATGAACCTGATACAGGAAGTGTAACTTATTTTAATGAATTTGGAACATCTGTCACAAATTATTATTGTTTGGATGATGGTGTAATAAGTATATATGCATCTTCAACTCCAACAAAAATAGGAATGATTAGTGCAACGTGTCCTCCCACTGAAAATTGTTATATAATTGAAAGTTGTTCAAAACCTCAGACACTATATTATGCATCTATGACTAATGGTTGTATATTTGGATCAACCGCTGTATTATCAAGTAGTTGGAGTGTTGGACAATATGTACAATTTATAGTAGGAACGGGATGTCCAACTGCATCTACACAATGTGGTAATATTCTAGGCACTTCTGTTACTGCTCCAACAGCAATAATTTCAAGTAATACTAAACCATCAAACTGTTATGACGGTATGTGTCTTTAATGAGGTATTAAAAAATCTTGTTTTTGTTGGTTTTACAAGGTTTCTCCTAGGGATTATGTCCCTAGGAGTTTTTGTTTTATAACTAAATTAATTATCTTAAATAACTAGATTAATTAAATTAATTTGCATAGTTTGAAAACAATTCCTTATCTTTACAGTAATTTTAACTAATACAATTGTATATGGATAATAATGAATCATTATTACAAAGGCTAGAAAAACTATTATGTTGGAAAAAAAGCAAAAAGTTTTATGCCGAGAAACTAGGAATTAGTGAAGATGATGTAGAAGTTCTCATAAGAGAAATAAAAAGTAAAGACGACGAAGAAGAAGTATTTGAATATAATAAGAAAGTAAACATTGAAAAGGGAACATTAGAGAGTACAATAGTAATTGATTTTGACCCCAAAGATGATGAAGAATTAGCAAAACTACATAAAATTGATTTAGATAAGTTCATCATAACCAACTACTGGTCAAAGGTTAAGCCTAATGGTAAATTTACTTCTTCTGTATTTTGTAAGAGAAAACAAGCAGAAGATTATACTCCTGAAGATTTTGCAAGATTTTTAGAAGAATATGTACCAAATAATATTAAAATTGAAAAACCTACTATTGATGGAAGACAACATATTGATGTTGAACTTTCTATAGCAGATTATCATCTTGCTAAGAAATATGTAAATGGTGATAATAATATTAAAGACAGAGCTCTTGAGTTTTTTAATATGGCAGAAGATTTAATACATAAAGCAAGAGCAGCATATAACATCAACACTGTTATATTTCCAATATCAAATGATTTCTTTCATACAGATAATTATAGTAATTCAACTACAAATCTTACTCCTCAGGATGTAATTTGTGAATATGATAGAGAATATGAAATAGGATTTGCAACATTAGTTGACACTATTAACATGTTAAGACAAAATGCTAATAATGTTACAGTGTTATTAGTACAGGGAAATCATGATAGAACTAAATCTTTTTATTTAGCACACGCATTAGATGTCTTCTTCAAGAATGACTTGGATGTTGAATTTATTCGTAATCATAGTACAATTAAAGCTATTGTAACAGGAAATACATTTATTGGCTATCATCATGGAAATTGTAAAATAGAAGACCTACCTTTATTATTTGCTACAGATCCAGATTATTCTAAACATTTTGGAAATGCTAAATTCAGAGAAGTCCATACAGGTGATAAACATCATTATATGGCTAAAGAGTTAAAGGGTGTGAGAGTACAACAAATGCCTAGTTTGTCAGGAGTTGACAGATGGCATAAAGATAATAATTTTGTAAATAATATACGAGCTGCTTTATTATTGGGATATGATGCCATTGAAGGTAAAGTGTGTGAGTTTGAAAAAAGAATATAAAAATGTCAACATTAAGGAAATTAGTATCAGATGTTCGTTCTACACATAAGATCTTGTCAACTGATAGTCTTATAACAGACAGAGCTATTGCATCTGAAGTCAGAAACAATACTCTCTTATTAGTAAAAAGAGAAACAAACTTAAGAAAGCTTTGGGCTACTGATACAATATTTACAACAATACCATGCCTAGAAATGTGTGAAGTACCTATTTCTGAATGTTGTGATTATGTAGATGAATGTAACATAGCCCGAAGTAAATATAAAATTCCAAAAGTTGCTGAAGGAAATTATCAATATGTAATACAAGGAGTATATTCTATAAATGCATTAAGTGGTAAGGGTAAGAAATTAAAAGAAATTACTATTAATAGATATTTAAATCTATTAAGACTTCCCATAATTAAGAATGAAGAATATTTCTGGATAGTAAATGATTATTTATATATTACAAATCCTAATGTTCAACTTACACGATTTACAGCATTCTTTGAAGAAGATGTTCCAAATGAGATTTTATATCCAGATTGTGATTGTGGAACTAATTACACTACAGAAGATTTATGTAAAAATCCATTAGACAGAAAATTCTCTCTTCCTGGATATTTACAATCACAAGTTTTAGAATTAACATCTAAAAAACTTCTTCAAACATATTTTTCATTAAAAACAGATATTTCAGAAGAAGGATTAGATGGTCAGGCACCAAATCCAAACATAAATAAATGAGGGTAAAAGTAGATTGGAGAAGCTCTAGTAAAAGCAATTATGTTGATTTTTGTAAGAAGCATCCATCAATTATAATCTCTTATGATAAATGGAAAAATATTCTATATACGTTTAATAATTTATTTAGAGAATATATATTAGAAACGGGAGAGAAAGGTAAACTTCCATATGGTTTTGGAAATTTTTCAATCAATAAAAAGAAGCGAAAAAAACTTGTAAATAAAGATGGGAAAGAATTTATAAACCTTCCTATAGATTGGAAAAAGACTAAAGAAAAAGGAAAATATATTTATAACTTTAATTACCATACAGAAGGATATTATTTTGGATGGATATGGTTTAAAGAATCTGTAAGAATAAAATATTCAAAACTTTGGTATTTTAAACCTACTAGAACAACTTCAAGAATGATAAACCACTACATAAATATTAATGAAAAGTATCAATATCTCTATCAAGAGTGGAAAAAATAAAATATTATGTCCTATTATTATAAATATAACTTTGTATCACCAGATCCTGTATACGCTACTATCAAAGAAGAATTAAAATCTTATTTTGATACAGGAGCAATTGATGACTTAATGTTTCCTACATATACAGACAAATGTCTTAAGAAATTAGGAAGAACAACTTATAAAATTGCTGAATATCCTTTATACATAGAAGACTTTGAAGCAAGACTTCCTGACAATTTTATTGCTGTAAGAGAAGCTTGGATGTGTGCTGAAGTTCCATTAAACTCATATCAAGTGGCATCTTCATTTTATTCTCAAAGTGTATCATGTACAACAATACAAGTAACTCCTGTAATAGTAAATGGTGATGATTGTAGCAATCCTTCATGTACAAATACAAATTGTTCTGGATGTATGCCACAATTAATACAAGCTGTATATAAAACAAATGGAGAAATAGCAAGAAGTTATGTCAAACAATATTTATTAAAACCAGGAAACATTTCTGCTAAACAGAATTGTGATGCTACATACTCAGAAGATTGGTTGAGGTCTATACAAGAGTTTAATCCTTATGCATCATCTTATGAATCTTTTGACATTAGAGATAATAAACTTGTAACTAATTTTAGAAATGGTATTGTACATTTAATTTTCTACACTGAAGAATATGATGATGTAGGCAATCAAATGGTTCCAGATAATTATAGAATTAGAGAATATATTGAAGCATTTATAAAATATAAAATGTTTGAATTATTATATAATCAGACTAATGATGAAACTTTCAATCAGATTGAAAAGAAATTGGTGATGTATAAATTAATGTCTGATGAAGCCTTTATAATGGCTAGTAACGAAATGAAAAAACAAACTCCTTGGGAAAAACAAAGGAGAATAAAAAATACTCTAAATAGGCATAATATATACAAACTTCCAACTAAATCACTTAGATATGGAAGAGGACGTAATAATTAAATGACATGGCTGATCAAGAGAAAAGCAATATAAAACAAGAATATAATAATGCTACAACAGGATTAAACTTAGATCAAACTCTTAACCAAATTAAAAAAGGAGCTTTAACTTATGCATTAAATGCACAAGTTGAAAACTTTGATGCTAATTCTGTTAATTATCAAAACGAACAAGGAAATGAACTATGTGTTATTTTCCCTGGAGGTTTTGTATTGTTAAAATCTCACTTCATCTCAGAGAAAAGAAAACATATATTCTTCCTAACAAATCCTGTAACAAGGGATAATCAGATAGGATATATGGACAACAATGATTGTCAATATCATATATTAGTTGATGATGTTTGTTTAGGATGGGATATAAATTACCCTATACATAAAATTATTCATAGGATAACCAATTGTTCTACAGAGTTATTCTGGACAGATAATATTGCCAGAAGACATTTAGACATTGAAGATGTTCCATATAAATTGAGAGAAGGTTCTGATTTATGTGATCCTTTATATACAAATGAAATTGATT